ACTTGAGCACCTACGATGGTTTGAATACCACCAAAAAGCTCAAGATGTTGACCGATAACAAGGGTCTGCCGCCACAATTATATGACCAGATTTGGCAAGACAAGCAGACCGCCACATTTGACCTGATTAAGAAAATACCAGTAGATAATGGTTTGGTCGAAATGTTCAAGACCATCCGCGCGCGCGGATGGAAAATCGCGGTGGCATCCAATTCGATTCGCGAAACGGTAAAACTGGCTCTGATGTCTGTCGGCGTCTTGGAGTATGTCGACCTTTATGTCAGCAACGAAGATGTCCGAAAAACCAAGCCTTTTCCAGAAATGTACTGGAAATGTATGACTACACTCGGCGCGATTCCTGCCACAACAATCATTGTTGAAGACAGTCACATCGGCCGTCAAGGCGCAATTGATTCTGGCGCTAATCTGTTGCCAGTTGAAAACTCTTATGATTTGCACCCATATAAGGTATATGCTAAAATGGAAGAAATAGAAACCTCTGAGAAAGGCGCCGGTGTGCCATGGCGCGACAAGAAACTAAATGTCTTGATTCCTATGGCCGGTGCCGGCAGCCGATTTGCGGCCGCAGGTTACACATTCCCGAAACCACTGATTGAAGTTCGTGGTAAACCTATGATTCAGGTCGTGGTTGAGAACCTGAACATCGAAGCTAATTACATTTTCATCGTACAGAAAGAACACTACGAAAAATACAACCTGAAATACTTGCTCAACTTAGTGGCACCCGGTTGTAAAATCGTGCAGGTCGAAGGTCTCACTGAAGGCGCCGCCTGCACGACACTGTTGGCAAAAGAGTTCATTGACAATGATTTACCACTTGTGATGGCTAACTCCGACCAATTCGTTGAGTGGGATTCCAACAATGTCATGTACTCTTTCACCGCTGAAGGCATTGACGGTGGTATTCTGACATTCAAATCTACGCACCCGAAGTGGTCATATGCGAAACTCGATGATGATGGATTTGTATCCGAAGTAGCAGAAAAGAAACCAATTTCAGATAACGCAACAGTCGGCATCTACTATTGGAAGAAAGGCTCAGATTATGTCAAATATGCAGAGCAGATGATTGCTAAGAACATCCGCGTGAACAATGAATTTTATGTTTGTCCGGTGTTCAATGAAGCTATCGAAGCCGGCAAGAAAATCAGAGTTAAAGAAATACAACAAATGTGGGGCATCGGCACACCTGAAGACCTACACTACTTTTTGGAGAAACACAAATGAACAATAATATGACGGAAGAAAAAGTCCAACAATATGCGGCTATGGCTAAACAGTTTATGAACAAGCCTATAGGCCATCCGAATAATGTTGTTGGCAACTATGAATGGCATGAAGCATATCCTTATGAACAGTATCTATTGCACCGCCCTACTGACGAATCTACTCCCGTGGTCGCGACAGACAAATCACTTTTGGCCATAGATTTTGGATGTGGACCAGGAAGAATGGTCAATCGCATGAGTAAGTTTTTTACCCGTGTTGACGGTATTGATGTTTCATCTTATGCGTTGGAGTGGGCAAGACAACAGTTTCCTGAAAATTCTTTTTATGAAGCTTCAGGTGCGGACTGCGGAAATGTGCCCGATAACACATACGATTTCGTGTATAATACCATTTCGATTCAGCATATTCCGTGCCGGACAATCAGACAACGAATCTATGAAGGTCTCCATAGATGTATGAAAGATGGTGCGTCAATCACACTTCAACTTGCTTATAATCCTGATTATGTTGCAGGAGTATGGAGTCACGATACTGAACACGCTTCATATGACAGCGATTTCTTTGAAGCTGGCCGCACAAACGGTCACGCCGATTGCGTTATCAATAAAAATGACTTGCAAATGCTGACGGATGATTTTGGTAAATTATTCAAAAATGTCGAAATTCGATTGGCAGAAGTTGCCAGTTTGTATCCTAATCTCAATGGTCGCTACCATGCGCCATATTGGGCTTCGCATTGGTTGTTCATATATGGTATTAAGTGAGGAGTAAAATGATGCAAGTATGGATTTTAACATTTGATAGGCCGCAAGCACTGAATCGCCAGATTCACCGCTTTGGCAAACTTGGTTATGAGGTTAATATTTTCTCTAACCATCCACAAGTCGGTCTGGCTGAAGACAACCGACAATACATCAAAGATATTGTATTCAATACACTATCGGACGCTGAAGCCAATTCATATTGCGCTCGGTCTTGGAACAACATTTTCATTAAGTGTTTCAAGGACAATGATGAAGCCATCTTTGTTCAAGACGATACTGATGTTGGCGACGGCATCGGCGAGTTGATTGCTCAGAATAAGGACAAGTATGACCTGATTTGGGGTCCTGCCGGCGACACTTTCTTCTATATGAAGAAGTCGGTTATCAAGAAAATTGGATGGTTCGATGAACGATACCTTGGTTGTTATTGCGGTGACGCAGATTTTCTTGTGCGAGCATGGAATGGTTATGACCGTGACAGACTATCAATCGCCGAAACGCACGACTGGGGTTTCATACACAATGACATCGGACTGAGAAACATCATTCGTTGGGATATTGGTTCAAAATGTATTGACGAAAATTATGTCAATCAGCACCAAGAAATGGAACAAAAATTTGGCGCTCAGACCAATTATGTTCTAGACCACTCTCAGGGACATTTCAAACAAAAATGGGGTGCTCCAGGAAACGGCATTAATGGCATAGGCCCTATCATCGACCATGCAACTCAACCGCATATTGGTGAGATTGACTGGTATCCTTGGTTCACTAAAAAATACTTAGGAGATTGATATGAGATTGATTGCGCATAGAGGCCTGATGAATGGTCCAGATATCAGCATCGAGAATCACCCTGATACAATTGAGGCTGCATGGGCGGCCGACTTTGATTGTGAGATTGATGTTTGGCGAATTGATGGTAAATGGTTCTTCGGCCATCACAAACCTGTCTATGAAGTACCTGCGTACTTTCTGACACTAGGTCGGTCTTGGTTTCATTGTAAGAACTTTGACGCACTAGATTGGTTTGCAAATCACTCGCGAGGTATTAACTTTTTCTGGCATGAAACTGACCCATACACTTTGACCAGTTTTGGTTATGTGTGGGCATATCCAGGCAAACCTGTTGGCGACAACGGCATCTGTGTTTTGCCCGAAAATGTAATGCCTTTGTCTGATGTTCCTGCTCTGAACTGCTTTGGCGTTTGTAGCGATTATGTTCTTGAAATTAGAAAACACTTGGAGAATAAAGCTTGAAACTGTGTTTTGTAGTACATCGTTACGCACCATTTCCTGGTGGTTCAGAATATTATGTCCAACAAATGGCTGAAGAATGTGTCCGTAGATTACATGATGTCACCGTAATCGCGGGTCAACACGCCGGCAATCTCAATGGAGTTCGCGTGACTTCCGAGGCTCAGGTTCTAAATGAAGACTATGACCTGATTATTGTCCATGGTGGCGATGTCAGTGTTCAGAACTTTGTACTATCTCACGCCAAGTATCTCCCGAGCCCAGTTTTGTATATGCTCATCAAACCATCGGAGAGTGAGGTCTGTTTACAGGCTCTAAAAGATTGCACTTATCTTGGTTGTTCAGCTAAAGAAGACTGGACCCATGTAGAGAAACATGGTGTAGCGGACAAGGCACACCGAGTAATCCATGGAATATCTCCTACTGACTGTATAGGCCAAATTGGTCGTTTCAAAGACAAATACAATATTCCAAAAGATAAGACCATGTTTCTGTCGTGTGGTGGATACTGGCCGAACAAACGAATGATTGAACTGGCTCACGCCTTCAAAAAGGCAAACTTGCCTAATGCCGTACTTGTCACCACCGGTTATGACAATAGTTTTGGTTTGATGCCCCATGCCTCTGAAACTGTCATTCCTCTGATGGTCGAAGACCCTAAAGATATCAAAGACGCCATTGCGGATGCTGACTGTTATGTGATGAACTCTGACGCGGAAGGGTTCGGACTTGTTATTCTGGAATCAATGTTGAATAAGACCCCTTGGCTAGCTCGCAATATCGCTGGCGCAGCCCTACTGTCCGACTATGGCACCGTCTATGATACGGAAGACGAACTGGTCAAACACCTCAAGAATTTCACAAGAAACTCAGACCGAGTGAGGTCGGCATATGAATATGTTATCCGCAATCATCTTATCGAAAACACTGTGGATGACATACTAAATATTATAAATAGATAACAACGAAGCTGTAGAGGCGGATAATGAGATTAAAAGACTTTATAAGAGAAAATAAAGAAAAACACGCTGTTCTGGCATTTGGGCGATTCAACCCACCTACCATTGGCCACGGCGCTGTTGTTGACAAGGTCAAGCAGTTGGCCAAGCAGAACAATGCGTCACATCATGTCGTATTGTCACACACTCAAGATAAGGCTAAGAATCCTCTATCCGCAGAGCAGAAGCTCAAGCACGCCAAGAGAATGTTCCCGAATACGAACTTCTCGACCTCGGACAAAGAAGCTCCGAACTTCCTGACACAGGCACAGAAACTACACGCCTCTGGTGTCACACACTTACATATGGTCGCAGGATCCGACCGTATTCCTGAATATAAGAAACTACTGAACAAGTACAATGGCACCCATGAAGGTGCCCTGTTCAATTTCAAGAAGGTCGAAGTACACTCGGCTGGCGAGCGTGACCCTGACGCCGAAGGTGTCACTGGTATGTCAGCATCCAAAATGCGTACCCACGCCTTTGGTGGCAACTTCAATGAATTCCGCAAAGGTCTTCCTGCTCACGCCAAAGACATCCATGCTCGTGACCTGTACAATGATGTCCGCCGTGGTATGAACATCAATGAATCGTTTGTCCATGAAGTCCTGCAAGAAGGTGTTCACGACAAGGGCATTTTCAAGGCTGTGTTCCTCGCAGGT